GATATGTTTCTTATGTGGGTTTATTCCTTTGTATTTTCTCCATCGGTAATTGCCGACCCAGGATGCAATTCGCTCATTAAAGATGATATAAGAAATTCGCTTATCAGTTCTGGCAAGTAGTCGAAGTTGATTAGCAAAGTCGAATGCCGCGGATTTGTCTGATTTGAGGTCAGCGTCAACGTCGAGGGCACGTACAATCCCTTTTTCATCAGGATTATGGTCAGATTTAGGACTATGTTTCTTATGGCCAGGTGACGCCGCGGCTCCATCCGAAGCTCTATCTCTACTGGGGAACGCATCGTCTATCTGCTCGCGTAATTGCTGACCAGCTTTGCACAGTTTAGGCATTATCTATAAAGAATGTGCTAACTTAATAGAAGCTTGGCTTCATCGGCAGTAATGCCTAGACGATATAATAAGGCTGCTTTTTCGGCTGCCTTGGTCGCTTCTTGTTTAACTGCTAATTGGTCTTTTACCTTTTGTTCTTCATATTGCGCAAATTCATCATCGGTCATTTCTCTATCAATGATTTCATTTGTTGTAACATTATGTATTCTTATCATTGGTTTAGTCATTATTTAACTCCATAGAATTTGAGTGTGCCGCCGGCCCAATTGCCGCCCGTATTGGAAATCACTAATGAGGTAATTGGACCAGCGTTTGCGGTTAAAATACCACCAGCCATTAACCCAACTGCACCAGCATAAAAATTACCAGACCACATAAAAGGCATAGTGTAATTATCCGTATCCTGATAGTTGAAAATTTGTAATTGAAAACTATTGTCATTATTTGTTCTATCATAACTTGCTGGTAATTGTAAAATATTTGTAGTGCTGCTAAAAGTTCCGGAAGTGATAACTCCAGAAATTCTTGCAATACCACCATCGCCATTGGGATTTATTCTTAAAACTCCGTCAGCCGTTGAGTTTGTAAAAAACCGACCTACTAGCAGTAACGAAACATAATCTTGAGGAATTGATGAGAGAGTTACGGAAGCACCGCTCATCGTTGTAGTGCTAATTAAAGTCATTCCGCCGCTTGATGGTGTAGCCCACTTCAATCCTGTTGCGGTACTTGAGTCAGCTGTGAGGACTGTGTTATTTGCTCCCACGGCTAGACGGCTAAAAGCATCTGCACCTGTTCCTACAACTAAATCGCCTTTAGCGTCAATCGCTGTCGCCATTGAGTTTGTAATAGTTACGTCACCAGACGTGCCACCGCCGCTAATACCTGTACCAGCAGTCACGCCAGTAATGTCACCTGTTGAACCAACAGATACCCATGCGCTGCCGTTGTATACCTCGACGCTATTGGTATCGTCTAGGTAGCTCATCATGCCTTCGGCTAGGACACCAGATAAAGCTGTGGTGCGTGCTGTTGCATTCGCAAAGCGCATGACGGTCTGCTCCTGTAGGAAAGTATTAACCTGAGCGGCTGTCAAAACCGAACCGGTAGTAAAAAGTTTATAACCTGCGCCTGCCATGTGTCTCCTTAGTAGCTTAAGACGTCCTCGCCTAGTATACCGCTTACCGTGCTATTTAACACGAAGCCAGCTAACAAGGGCTCAGAAGTGAATAGGGTTGTGTTCCAGCTTGATTTAGTAATGTCATGGTGAATGGCGTTGACCAGGCTGGGCTGGGTTACGCTCGTCGAGCCTGGCATGGTCTTAGTGACCGTGATGCCGTCGAGTAGGTCGATGTCTACCCCAGCTAAAGGCTTATTAGGGTTGGTATCGTCGTAAAGGTTGAGTTGAATGCTGTCTATGCGAACCTCTGGGTCCTTGCGTGTAGCTAGGATACCTCTAGCCTGATTGAGAGCTTCTGCGTCTGTCTGGACTAGGATGCCGTCACGGATGCCAGAATGCAGGAAGTAAGTATCTATCGAGGTCTGGTCGAATGCGTTTTGTGCCGTGCCACCCGCACGGGTAACTGTTACGTCGTTAATGAGGTTGGTATCGTCGAAGGCTACAACTGCATTGGTGTATGAGATATTCGTGCCAGTATCGCTAAAGGTGTAGATAGAAGTAGCTGGTCGTGAGATGAGCGTGTTACGGTCAACGAAATTAACCTTAGACTCACCGTCTATAAAGATGCCGCCGAACTCGCTATTCTCGACCGTCTGTAATGCCTCTAGAACGTTCCTAGAGGTGCCTGGGTCCGCTTGTAAGGTACTTTCCCCAGTATCTATGTTTCGAAGGCTTACAGGCCAATCTACGGCGTTTAGAAGGGCATCTACGCGGGCACCTGAGAGCTGACCTGCTGGAGCACCTGCGACCGTGCTAATAGCCGAACCTGCGAGCAGCTTGAACGCGTCCACGCATTTCAAGTTGACTGTGCTGAGGTTTTCATTCCCTTGTCTAAAACCTGTGTCGTAGTTTGTGATATAGCCAGAGAATAAGTAATAATCTTCGCCTAAATAAGTAGCATAAATAATAATCTGGCGAAGCGGCAATAAATTCGGGTAATAAGCCCCAGCTGGATTCATCGGATTCCAGTCGCCGTTTTGGTCATAAAGTACGACGTCTGCGCTACCGAACTCGAATTTTGAAGTAATGCGGTTACGACCACGACGAATAGATACGCGGGTTACAAGGTCTGTAATCTCAACGGGAAGCGTGCCGGAGCCTAAACGGTTAGTACCTAAAATACCTTCGGTAGCAGAACCCAGAATAAGCGGGTCCGTCTCAAAAGCGGTATCGCTATCGAAGTCTACAAAGACCCTGAGTTGGGGTGCGCTCATTACAGAGCCAGCGCCTTCAGCGTGATTGACTGGCCTCGCTTTTGTACCTCATATAAGCCTTCAGTAATGACTTGAATGAGGTCATCATTAGACATAACGTTACCTGCTACGTTTACGGTGACATTGGCAGGGTTGAAACCGCCTGCGCCGAATGTGCCAATGGTTTCAAATATGTCTGCAATACGCTGTCTAGCGTTAGCTTCATTAGGTGAGTCATCGGCACGACCAGACATGACTGTACCTGAGTTAGCAATAATGGTTGCACCGTTTACGGTGAATGTGTTAAATGGGTTAGCAGTAACGCCATTAGGCATGATAATTGACACACCGTTTGCATCAGTAGGGTTTGGCGTAATTGTCACGTTATTGCCATTACCACCGCCGCCGCCGCCGCCGCCACCGCCGCCACCGCCGCCGCCGCCACCGCCACCGCCACCGCCGCCACCGCCATTTGAGCCGAAGTTAGTAATAGCGCTCTTGATAGCATTAATCTTGCCTAGAAGTCTATCTAGAATACTGTCCCAGTCTTCGAATGGGTTTTTAGCTTTAGGGATTGTGGCAATACCAGTATTGAGCAAAAATAGTTTTGTCTGAGCGTCGATAATTTTGGCAATAACGTCGGCAGCATTGTCACCCGTTTTGAGCGTAATACCTAGATTCTCCAGCGCTGGTTTCTGTAGTAACAATACAGCCTGGGTAAGCTTGTCCGCTGCCTCAGCATTGTCATTATTTATAGCTAAAAGCGCAGTAAGTCTCAGACGGTTTTCTTCAGTAACTCGATTTTGTAAAGCTGCAACTATTTGGATATTTTCCATATCGAAGACGGTACCAGCACGTTTCAACATGAGCGCTTCTTTTTCGCGCTTTAATCTTTCCTTTTCTGTCTTAGCAGCGGCAGCAGCGGCCTTCTTACGGTCTTCTTCAATTTTCTTCTGTAGTGCCTGTTGCTTACGAGTATCTGCTAGAAAGCGACGATTAGCCGCAGGATTATTAGCCACACGGTTTGTAACCGCGTTTGGGCTATCAAATAATGTTCGTAATTCTTCTAAACGTCGGCGTTCTTCTTCGTCAATACGAAAGCCAGTCGAAAGTAATTCTTTTGTGTACCGAATAGTCAAGCCAGCGCGTCTAAACACGTCTCCGATTGCGCTGCCGACTTTTACAATCGCTTCAAGTCCTGTTGTGTAATTGCCGTTGTTTAGTTGTTCTAAACCGCCGATAATACCTTTACCAAGTTCTTCGGCAGCGTCACCGAAAGCAATTTTAAGTAAGTCAATCTTGCCCGAATACGTCCCTGCTGCGCTTGCGGCTGACCCAGCGAATTGTTCTGATAATGTGGATATGGCTCTATCAAAACCCATTGCTTCAAGTTCGGCAGCGGTGTAAGCCGTTTGTAATTTTCCTAATGAAGCATAATTTCCATTGAATGCGCGGCTTAACGCGGTTGTGACCGAGCCTAAATCCTTGCCAGTAGATGCTGAAATGTCCATCGCTACGCTTAATAGTTTCATAGACTTATTGGCATCTAGCGTTGTCGTAATAAGTTGCGTAATAGCTGGCGATAACTCGTCCTTGCTTATCGCAGTAGCTTTCTCGCTTTTTTCTAAATAATCTTCAATAGCCTTAGTGTTATAAGCTAGGCCTAGATTCCGAAGTGATTGAGCTAATTTGACAGCGGCTTTATCTTCTGCTGCGAAAGCATTGACAGATGCGCGCAGCGCGCGGAAACCTGCGATAGCTATGAAGGTTCTAGTCGCCGTGCGGCGTAAATTGGCAAAACTTCTATTTAGTTTGTCTGTAGACCTCTGGGCATTCTTAAACCCTTTATCCTTAAATTCTGAGGCTATGTCAATACGAATAGCGGCCATTACGCAGCCTTTCCATAATTAACGCGATAATTAAATAATTTAGAAGCTTTGTCAATTGCTTTCATTGTCGCATCTAAGGCCTTGCCTTGATTATCGGCATAAGCGGCATACAAAACGCGACCACGCCCACGCTGGAACTTATCGTATTGCTTGAGTGGCCCGATACCGTTCATGGCACCTACAAATATGCGACCAGCATTAGGGTTATTGCTCTGTCCAATGTTTTTGTAGCTTTGACCGTATTGACGGTTAGCCTTCTGTATTCTTCCTTGCGGATGCACGCGGCCAGCTAGTTCAATGATTGAACCTGCCGCATCTTTGTTAAATAATGAATAAAGGCCTGAGAAACCTGCACGGTTAAAACGTGTGGAACCCATTTTGTAGGTTATGCCGCGGCGGATTAGTTGGCTGTCGTATTTAGGAAATTCTCTAACGTTAGACGTGCGGCTAGTAACTTCGGTGCCTTTGTCATTCCAGTTAAAAAGATTACCTGGAGCCTGTCCTGGTATTTTTGCTTTAGCGGCATCGGTCACTTCTTTCAGCGCGACACGAATTTCATTGTCCATCTGTTTCCGTAAGTCAGGAGCGTATTTCTTCAAAGCTCTTTTAAGCTCTGGGACCCCGCTTACTACGACTGGCATTTTTCCTATCTTCCGCTTGCTTAGCTAGTACCGCATAGATAGCTTTTAGTAAATCTCTATCCATGTTAATAAACTCGCTAGGCGCGATGCCCAGATTTACCGATAGTTCTGCTATCCGATAAGTCCAGGCATCACGCGTTAGCCATTTGGGTATTCATCACCTATTACTTCAACAGCCTTCAAAGTCTCTAGGAATTTGTCCCCGAAAGGTTTGACGTCTGACGCGTCTGCGCGACGTAAACATTCCCACGCAAGCCAATAAATGTCCGATTGCTTCTGGTCTTCTTGAAAAGCTTTATAAAAGCCTTTCTTGGCATACTGCTCGAACGCATACTCAATAGCTGGCGTAATCTCATGCTGAGACTCGCTGCCATCTGCCCTAGTTATCTTAAGACTTGCCATTATTGCCCCTTTGTTAAATTAGAACGTGCCTGTGTCGGCTACGGTCACAACAGAGTTTACTGTAAACGTAATGTCCATAGTGGCCATATCGCCTGTAGCACCGTTAATTGGTGTTAGGTTGTTTACAAGAAGGTCGCCAGTCCAAAGCTTGTTGGTCGCTGATACAACTGCTACCTTGTCTTGGATGAGCTTCCATGCGACAGTTGTACCGTAAGCATCTGACAATGTGTCAAGTACGGAAGTTGCTGCCTGGTCGTTCAAGAACGACACGGTGATAGTTGCGGACTCTAGTCCCTTTACGAATTTGTGAGCTGTGTCACCCATCGCAGTCACTTCGAGTTCATCGAATGCCTGATTCAATGTGACAGACGTCACATGGTCGGACAAATCTACGGAAGCAATTTTGAGTCCGACTTTGTTGTTTAGCGTAATCGCCATGATTACTCCTCGTCTTTCTTGGTTTGTTTTGTTTCTTTCTTTTCAGCGGGCTTTACTTGACCGATTTTGGCAAGGAAAGCTTCGCGTTCTTTGTCTACCTCAGCCATGTTAGCTCCAATCTGATAGAACGCTGATAGTTACCTCGCCTGAGAGTAAGTCTCCCGCTGTACCTTGTAGCACAGCTGGCGCGGTAAAAGTTCCTAGTGAATAAGCCAGATTAGACGCTTCTAGCTTATTGACGATGTTTAAGTAAAAGTCTTCAATGTTAATAAGATTGCCTTGATTATCGAACATAGGTGCCAAAACAATAAGCTTAAAGTTCACCTTAGGTTTTACAGTTTTGTAGTGGTCATTAGAAGGCTCTATGTATGGGTCGCCTGGCTCTACTACGATTGAGTTAGCGAGCGGCGTGGCAGGTGGGAAGGAAAACACCTGCCACGCCGTATTGTCACTTAGAGCAGCCGCGATTGTCCCACGAAGGGTAGAGATTGCCGACATTACCCGACCTGACCGCCTGGTGCTAAGTGGTCCGCAAGTAACCCGCGTACACGGGCCATAAGCGTATTACCCATACGATAGGGCGAAGGCTGGAAGTCTGGCGATATGCCACCTGCGTTAGAAGCTTGGCGTGCTTGCCAGATGTCAACGGCAATCATAAGCGAAGCTTCATTAACTTCTGGCAGGGTTTCGTAATCTATGTGTGTTGTACCGTAAACAGTTCCCCACGGTACTAAATCATTCTTTAGTTCTGCTGTAGCGTTATTAACTGTGTAACTTACTGAAAAATCTGTGCGAGCAATAACAGTCTTAGAGCCGTTATATTTTGCTCCGCAATTTTCGACCGTGATGGTCTGACCTACAATAAAATCATGTTGGACTGGCGTATAAATTGTCGCAGTCGTGGTTGTGCTTTCGTGAGCACTCACTGAATATTTGTTATACCAGAGTTTAGCTTTTACGATGTTCTCAGCAGCCTGGCAGCATTCTTCTACTACTGCGGAGCTATACAAAGCACCAATACCTAGAGCAGCACGAAGTTCTGCTTCTGTTACGAATGTGGCTGGCATTGGTTTCCTTTCTAATGTTAGCCCCAGCGGCTAGGGCTGAGCCGCTGGGGTAACTCGACTACTTACTAGGAGAGGTTGAACTTACGAACACCCTTACCGCTCTTTGCAACGTAAATTGCAAGGTAGCCGTAGAGGTTGATTTCGACTTCGCCTGAGGTAAGAACGTTAACGCGTAGGTTGGTTGTTGGGGACTCCCAGACATAAACCGAACCTGGTGCGATGAGGTATGCAGAGTTATCTACGATACCTGACGTTGGAATGTTGTGGTCTACGATGAGGTCGGTACCAAGAACATTACCGCGAACAGAAGTAGGTGTTACCTGTCCTGCTGCGTTGTATTGTGGTGAAGCTACAGCGTATAGAGGACGCTTTGCGTCATCGGTGTAGCTCATGATGGACGCCCATTGGTCTGTGGATGCTACAAGCTTGTTAGCGAAGTCTCCGCCAGTTCCCTTGTATGCAGCAGCGGCTTCAGTTGAAATGAAGCTCTGTAGACCAGCTGCGGTTGCAGCTACACCAGTAGCGGTTGTTCCGTTCGTGGTGAATGCGCTAAGAAGTGCTACGTCTGTAGCAGCTTCGTACGCTTTGCGAAGTTCAGTCATCAAAAGCTCCATGAAGCTTGGGCTGGAGCGGTCGATGAGCTCAAAACTTACTCGGTTAAGACCTGAGAACTTTTCAACAGTTACGGTGTCGTAAGCTGAGGTCATTCCTGTCTCGGACGGTGCTGAGCCTTCGTTGGTGTCTGCAACTGTTGGTGCAACGTTAGGAGTTGCAGCATTGGTGTAAAGACGTGGAACGGTGAAGCTCATGCCTTCAGCAATTAGCGCCTGGCGTGTTACAGCTTCAAATGCTGGACGACCTGTGAAGGTGTCGGTGATGAAAGTGTTTAGGTGCTGAGGAAGTGTCAGACCTGTATTTGTGCTTGTTGAGTCATCTGCTGCGCGTACGAGCTGGCGTGCATTGTCATCACCGAGAGCTGCCTTAATATTAGCTTCGAGATATTGTGCGCCAGTCATAGGAGCGATGCGTGGTTGTGCATACACGCGTGGTGTTGCAGCTGTAACCTTAGGAGCTGAGGCTTCTACCGCAGGGGTTTCGACCTCAGGTGCTACGGCTACGGTGTCTGGAGTATTCTCCACGACAGCCTCGCTTTCTGTTGGTTGGTTGTCTTCTTCTTTAGCTTCTTCCGATTCGGAAGCTGCTACCTCTTTAATCTCAGCCGACTTAAAAGCGGGATTTGAGACTAGAGAAACTTCAACTAGCTTTGCGGCTAGAACATGGATAACGCCATTAGCAGGACGTGAGTCAATTACTTCAACGCCTACGGACATTCCTGTTTTTAGTCCTTCGCTTGCTTCTATCAGCGCGTCAGATGCTTTTGTAGACGCGCTGAGCTTGAAGGTGCCGTACCATCCATCTTCGGATGCTTCAATAGATTGAGCGCGGCCTAATCTCACTTTGTCGTTATGTTCTTCTAGGAACAAAACCTTTTTTGGGTCGTCTACCTGGATTGACCCGCGCTCAAAAATTACTTTACCTGCGGAAGTGTGTCCGACTTCGCCTACTGGCGCAATCTTTCCGCTAATAGTACGTCGTGCTGAGTCAGCAGACGTAATCTCGCTAGAGAATGTCAGTTTCATTTATATTATTTCCGTTCGGTGTTAGGTCTTCCATCTCCATAGCTTGCTCTAGAGAAATTAGGCCCAGGGTTAACATTTTCTCAATGACGTTGAGTCTTTCCATAGCATCGCTTCGAAGGAATGTATCGTCAATTGCAAAGCGCACAATATTTCCGCGTGGAGTAATATCGTCAAGTGATAGACGGTCTTCTATTGCGGCATAATACGGACGCAAAGATAGGTCCACGAATTGTTTTCTTTCGTCAATGACATTTGCATAAGTCATGCTGTTATTCATTTCAGCAGACAAATACCACGCAGGAACATTCATCATTCTTGCAATCTGAGTCGCCATAAATTGCGCGCTCTCGTTGTAAGTCATGTCCTTAGGTGAGAATTGCGTTACGTTGTAATCGAGAGTTGAAGTCATATAAGCCGTTGAACGATTCTTACGCGATTTTTCAAATTGGTTAAGAATTGCTAACACTTCAGCTTCGGACATGTCCGCGCCGGTGTTCTTAATTACACCAGTAGGCATTGGTGACGATACAGCTACAGCTGTCGCCTTTTCTAAATCTACAGCGGCGCGTATAGTACGCGCTCCACGAACTAATACACCTTCATCACCGAGAGATTGGAAAGTAACGAGTGAACCGAGTCCTGACATTGGTACTGGGTTACCGTTGACATAATATTGAGTAATGAATTCGGTGTAAAGGTCTGTATTGAATGTAACGCGACTATTGGGCACCCATTCGAAAGACAATGGACGGCCGTCGAGCTCGCTAACGCTCGTTACTTGCCAAAATGCCTGGCCGTAGAAAATGAGACTGTCAACAGTCCATGCCAACGTGACGGAACGTGGCTGCGACGGTGATGGTTGTCTAATCCATGCAGGAGTATTTTCTATTTCTTCACCAGTTGAGTCGCGATAAACTTCTAGCGGCGTACTAGCGATAATTCCTTTAATTAAAGATGCTGCGCGTGCAACGCTAGGTACAGAGATAGCATCCGCGCGTGAAATGTTGCCGACTGTTAACGGCGCAATAGTCCAATTTTCCGACATAATTTGCGGCGCGTTCTGCGCTTCGATTTTTGTCGGACGGAAACGGTCAAAGAGTCCCATTCAGGATAGGATACCACACAAAACGGACAATTAGAACAATTTAGACTGCGATGATTTGTGGCTTGCTTTGTGGTTTCAGTAGTTGGTGGACCACCATCGCTAGGCCAATAGCTGCACTAACGTCACCTGCGGACTTTCTACGCACGATACGCCATCCTGCGTCATTCTCCTTAGCCGCGCAGTTGTTCATGGAGTCCACCAACGACTTTTGTCCGATGTGAACTATGCGCCCGTTCACAATAGCATCATATAGGTCCCCGCACGCTTGGTAAAATACCTGGCCGCTCATGTCTTGCGTTCTATAGCCAGACTGGCTCAATCTTTCAGCCACGCTCATCGTGGAATACTTGTCAAAACAAATCATTTGTGGCTTATACTTTTTGGCCCATTCAGCCACCTCTACAGCCATGCGTAACTCGTCTACAGCTACCTGGCTCTCAAATTGTGCAATAACGCCTACGGCTATCTTGCCGTCCTCGCGTACTTGTCCAGCTACAAGGCTGGCGTTGCGTTTGTTAACCGATATATCCATAGCGAAGATAGTCTTCGGTCCTGGAGCTATAACTAGGTCTTGAACTGTCAAGTCCTCAAAAGCGTGGTACGGCCAGGGCGATTTGAGTGCCGAAACCCATGAGCAAAGTACCTCGGTCCTTGTGGCTTCGACTGTGGACGTTGCGATAGCTTCGGCGATAGTGTCTTCATCTATCAGATAGCCTAAAGCTGGGTTAGCCTGATACCAGCCATCTTTGTCGTGTATCTTTGCGAATTCTTCAGCCGAATACTCCCAGTAGCCTAAACTAGCTGGCGGATGGTCTATGGCGCGCTGTCTCATGGTATTCAGTACGCTGGAGAACGCATCGCCAGCGTTCGAGCACATAAATACTTGCGAATTCTTACGAGCGCGGGTTACTGGCTTAGCAGCTGTAAATGCTTCCTCAGATACTTCGCGTAATTCGTCGATAAATAACAAATCCGCGGTCTTACCACGGGAGCCGTCTCTAGTCGCCGCAACTATCTCGTATTTCGCTCCAGTTAGAAGCTCTATAGATTCCTGGCCATTGGCCACGCGGATTTGTTTTATCTGCGCCATGAGCGCGTCGTTCTGTTCAATTATATCAACAACTTTATTGAACGTGTCTAATGCCATGTTTCGATTAGAGGACATAGCTACGATATTACGTTCACCAAAAACGAATAGACCTGCCAGGATGCGGACTCTGGCCAGATGCGTCTTTCCATTCTGCCTGGCTATCAGCAGTAAGTTCGACTTGCGCTTAAATAGCCCATCCTTGTCAACTTTGAGCATGTCAGTTAGAACGTACTCTTGCCACGGCAGTAAACTCATCGGTTTGCCGTTTTCCTTCAAGCCTTCAAGGAATTTCTTAACCTCGTCAATGCGGCTTGGTCCTTTAAGCGGCGCATTCTGTAAGCGTGGCTTTGTAGCCCCTTTGCGCTTAGCCATTCTCGATAGCCCCCGTTGAGTCAAATGCGGAAAAAGGTGAGTCTAACTCTTTTTTGATTTTAGTTGGTGCTTTTTGTCCGTTTTTGTCCTGATTCGTCCGTATCGGGGAGATACGTTCGAC